AACAATCTCAAGTAGACTTGGCAGATTAATCAAGCGTGATGATTGCAAAGTATGTACATTTACGGCAAAAGTATTCTGCCACATTGTGCTTGCTCCTATAGCTTGGGCTAAAGGTCAAGGTACGCATCATTGTGTTAAGTCAATTCAGCCGGGGTTTAAAAAATGAAAGTCACTGAGTCATTTCATGTTGAAGAGTTAGTACACCCTCTTTACATCGAACAACATGGCGCAGCTAAGATGAAATTTGTCTTAGAAAAAAATGCACCTTTAATGCTGCTAACTATTGAGCATGTAAAAAAGTTATTGGGCGGTGGTGCTTATACGGTGAACAACTATATGTGGCATCCAGATTATAAAAAGTTTGGATGGGAAGGCATTAAGGATAACGATACGCTTTATAGGAGTAGTGGACTTAGGCATCCTGATGATCCTGTAGGGGCTATTTTATCCTCACACAACTACATGAACACGTTCGATGGCAAGTCTAAAGAACATAGCGCAAGTGGTGCTTATACGGTGATCCAGCGCAGCTTTAACTACGTGCCGTATATAGTGAGGATGGAAAACGTGAAGTACACGCCTAGCTGGAACCATATCCAATGCGGGTATCGTATGCCTAATCAAGCGATTGAAATTTTTAAACCATAGTAGATAGAGTAGGATGGAAGCGGAAAAGCAGTTAGTGTCTGCGTTAGCAATTGCGTTATTGTTAGCGATGAAGTTGATATACGATAAGATATTCAGCAATAAAGGTAAAAATCATGAAGTACAGGCTACAAAGACGTATGACAGACTCTTGCAGTTTCAAACGGAAATGCAGAGGCACTGTGAAAAGAATGACGGTGTCCATGTCAATGCAAAGCTCGCGGCTCTTATTCCGGCTGTGTCATCCATTGTGGATGGAAACATCGACATTCAAACTAGTGTCTCTACGCTTGAAAACGAATTGGGTAGACTTGTCCTTATTGTCAACCATCTCGACGATATGCACCGTGACCCTAATACACCTTTTGCTACAGTCGAGTTAGAGAAGAAGGTTGATTCCTTGACCGCGTTAGTGAATGAACTACGAGTAAGCCAAGCGAGGGTTTGATGGATAACCATACAGATTCAGCGGAAATTGCAAGGGTTGAGCAGTACTCCAGAAACAGAGCAGTTGAAGCAGCTCGATAAATAGGCGGATAGATGAAATGAACTGGTTAAATAAACTAAAAGAGTATGCTCCATCAATCGCCTCTGCCGTGCTAACAGGTGGTGCTACACTGCCACAACTAGCGATGAAGGCTATATCTGATGCGACAGGTTCACCTATTGCTTCACCTGATGACATTAAACAAGTTATAGACAATGCCACTCCTGAACAGATGATTGCGCTTAAACAGGCAGATAATAGCTTTACAATCAGGATGAAAGAGCTTGATAATGAATTGGTGGTGACTGAGTTAGGTGATATTCAAGACGCTAGAAAGAGGCACCAACACAGTAAAGTTCCTGACATTCTTGTATTTGTTCTTACACTGCTAATGGGGTTAGTATTCGCAGGACTATTTTTTATCACCATCCCAGTAGATAACGCTACTCAGATCAATATAATGATAGGTGCTTTAACAACAGCCTGGCTTGGTAGTTTGGCGTATTGGAATGGAACAACACGGTCGAGTGCAAATAAAGACCAAATGCGTAAATAGCTATGGTATACTTAGGTATACCAAATTCTTGGTACACAAACCGGAGAATACTATGATTGCATTTATATTAGAACTGCTTGCTGCTATGATACTAGCAATGGTTTCACGTTAGGAGAACTTTATGGGCGGTATAGCACTTAACTTTGGCACCTCAGATTAGTATTACTTTGAGTTATTATAGAATGTAAAGTACAATCAGGACAACAATTGGCCCTTACCTGGTATACCGAATGAAAGATGAACCACACCGCCCCACTAAAGCGCAGCTACTAGCAGCTTTCAAGTCAGACTTAAAAGCTGCAGATGTGCTACGACTAGAAGCTGTCGCTAACCGGGATAAGTGGCGAGAGCAGTATGACGGTGAGCCTTACGGCAATGAGCAAAAAGGTAAATCGTCTTTAGTTTCTCGTGACATTAAACGACAAGATGAATGGCAGCATGCTTCGGTTAAAGATCCTTTTGTATCTGACCAAGATATTATCAAGTGTAACCCTATTACATTTGAAGATAAAAAAGCAGCGAATCAGAACGAGTTAGTTCTAAACTACCAATTCACCCGGCAGTTTAACCGTTACAAATTTATGACGGATGTAATAAAGCTGCACTATGCTGAAGGTACAGTAGTTGTAAAAACAGGATGGGACTACGAAGATAAGGTTGAAGAAGTACCCGTACCTGTATACGCACTAGATCCGTTTACGCAAAAACCTGTAGTCATTAAAGAAAAACTTGTTAAAAAGCTAAAAGTTTTAATTAATAAGCCTACTGCACAAGTATGCCGTCTTGAAGACATTTAAATAGACCCCACTGCGGAAGGGGATATTGAAAAAGCACAATTTGTTGGACACAGATACGAGTCTGACATCAGTACTTTGCGGAAGTCTAAAAAGTATAAAAATTTACGTAAAGTAGCAGCTAAAATACTAAAGGACTCAGGACGTATACCAGATGCTAAAGGTGACTTTTACCCTACCGATGATACCTACTTCGGTTTTGCTGATGTAGCACGTAGAAAATTAATGATATATGAGTATCACGGTAATTATGATATTGATAACTCAGGTGTTACTGAACCCATAGTTGCTACTTGGGTTGAAGATATTCTTATTCAGTTAGAGTCAAATCCTTACCCAGATAAAGCGATTCCTTTCGTTGTTTTAGCAAATAACTCGATTCCTTTTAAGGTACACGGTGAAGCTGCAGCAGAGCTTATCGGTGATAACCAAAAAGTAAGTACCGCAATTAAACGTGGTATTTTAGACAATATGGCTAACTCTAACAATGGTCAAAAAGGTATTCGACAAGGTGCACTAGGAGTACTTGACAAGAAACGATTCCTCAATGGCAAGCATTTTGAGTTTAATGGTAGTGTTGGAGATTTTTATGAAGGTAGCTACAACGCAATACCAGGCAGTGTATTTCAAGTACTAGAGATGGTTAATTCTGAAACTGACTCAATGACAGGTGTTAAAGGATTCTCTGGAGGCATCAACGGTACCGGACTTGGTTCAACTGCAACTGCTGCCAGAGGTGCTCTGGATGCTGTATCCGTCCGTAGATTAGACATAGTACGTAACATTGCGGAGAACTGTATTAAACCCATTATGCGTAAGTGGATGGCTTACAACAGTCAATTCTTACGACCTGAAGAAGTGATACGTATTACTAATGAAGAGTTCGTTCAAATTAAACGTGATGACTTAAAAGGTAACATCGATATAAGCATGCAAGTGTCTACTTCTGAAGACAACTCAGCTAAGTCTGAGCGTCTTGCGTTTATGCTCCAAACCGGTCAACAAACAATGGACCCAGGTGAAGTTCGTATTATACGAGCTGAAATGGCCCGATTAGATAAGATGCCAGTACTGGCCAAGAAGATTGAAGAGTTCCAACCACAACCTGATCCATTCCAAGAAGAAATGAAAAAACTTGAAATGGAAAAATTAAAGTCAGAAATTAGAGAACGTGATTCTCGTGCAAATGAAAATGCTGTGGACATTCGAGTTAAGAATGCTAGAGCTGCGCTCGATGAAGCTAAAGCAAGAGACATGGGTTCTACTACAGACCTGAAAGACCAAGAGTTTACTCGTAATGCTGAAGGTGCCGATTTTAATGAACGAATGAGTGAAAAATCTTTCGAACGAGATACACTTGCAGGAATGAAAACACTAGACGGTTTGACTCGACAGTAACTTATGCTTTAACATATAGACACATTTAGTTAACTAATAACTAAATGAATTAACCCGGACTCGGAAACGAGCAACCAAAAAGGTAAAGGTATGACAAAAGTAGTAACAGAAGAACAAGAAAAAGCTGAGTTAATTGACCATGCAATTGTAATGGGTCAAGCTCTCAATCGATTGCAAAGTAACCCTGATTTTCAGGCAGTAATCATGAATGGTTACCTGAAAGAAAAAGTTTTAGCTTCAGTGAGCATGCTAGCAGTCCCACAGGTCAAGCAACGGGGTGAACGTCCTGATATTATGGAAGACTTAGTAGCGTCAAGTAACCTAAAGTTTTACTTTAAGATGATTGAAGATCGTTACACCGGTGCAATCGACCCAGTACTCAGCGATGAAGAACAGGCCGAACTTGATGCAATTGAAGCTGAAGGAGAAGCCTAATGCCTAAGCAACTTTCTGAAGAAGAAGTATTTAACAACGACGAAGACCCTATCGAAGCGATTAGGGCTATCCGTCGTGAAGAAGGTGTAGCGGAAGAAGACTTGCCGGTATCTGAGTCTGATACTTTTTCTGAAGAAGTTGCAGAAGCTCCTGAAGGCCAGGATGAATTAGATAACCTTGGGACAAAGGATGAAGAAGTACCAACAGTAGATGAGCCTAACGCTGAAGCACAGGAATCTACTGTAGAAGATGCACCACAAGACAATGGTGATATCCCAGTAGAGGAAGGCGAAGCTGACCCAGCTACAGCAGAACAAGATAAAACTACAGCACCAGAAATTCACAAGTTTACTGCTGATGGTAAAGAGTTTGAGTTCACTCAGCAAGAAATGCTTGACCAGTTTGGTACAGTATTCGCTAAAGCTGTAGGATTCACAAAGAAAACTCAAAAGTTAGCTCCATTCAGTCGTCAAATATCTGCACTTGAAAAAGAAGGTATTGATGAAAACCAACTGAACTTGTTGATTGATGCTTCGAAAGGTAATAAACAAGCCATTCAAGCACTGATTGAGAATAATAATATTGATGCCTACGACCTTGTACCGGTTGATGGTGAAACTGCTGAAAACTACCAACCTCAAGTTTATGGGGACAGTGATGTTCAGTTAAATATTAATAATGTCACTGAACAAATTTCAGGTGACGAAGAGTATAAAATCACTGTGGATGTTATCGATCGACAGTGGGACCAAGATTCCAGAGATGCACTAACCAAAAATCCTAATATGATTCAAGGACTGCATAATGATATTAAATCTGGTTTATACGATAAAGTAGCACCACTTGCTTTAAAAATGAAAGTCTACGATGGAAATACGAAGTCTGACATTGAATACTATATGCTTGCAGGCCAACAGGTTTCAGGACAGCAAACACAGAATTCTGCTAATGCAGAACAAACTGTAGCTGACTTGAACAAAAACGCACAGGCAGTAGAGGACGAGTCTAACCTAGCATCATCAGAAGCTGCACAAAAACGATCAGCATCCCCTACACGGACAAGATCAGATCGTTCTGGAGTCACCGACTATTTAGCCGATGACAATGATGAAGAATATGAAGCCTGGTACGAAAACCTGATGGCTTCAAATTAACGAGGATTAGCTCATGGCTACCAACATATATGGTAATGGTACAAGCACTGCAACTGCAGGTGCAAACACCGTCCTTCACTACTATGACAAAGCCGGTGTAAAAGCCGCAAACGAAGAATCTATCTACGCGCAATGGGCTGATCGTCGCTCAATGCCGCTGAAGATGGGTAAAACTTATAAGGTCAGTAAATGGTTACACATTTATGACAATTTACTTGATCCTCTCAATCAGCACGGCGGTACAAGTGCTGAATTTGATAAAAAAGGTTACTTAACTGGCCGAAGTATTGTAGGCGTATCTACTGACTTAGCTTCAAAGGTAGCTCTTGCTGAAGGTGCAGGCGCAGTAAACAAAGTGTCTATTAAGAAAGTGACGATTGAGCAAAGTTTCTCTCGTTACGGTCAAATGCTTGATTACACTGATGAAGTTGAGATGTTCTCTGAAGATATAGTTCAAGTACAATATCGTGAAGAACTTGGTTACTTAGCCAATCGTCAAGCTGAAGATTTAATTCAGTTGGACATGCTAACGACAACTACTGTCATGTACTCTGGTACAGCAACTTCTCTACTTACTGTTGGTGCAGACACTACATCTCCTATTGGTGCAGATGACGGTGACAGTGTTGTAACGTATGACCTTGTGCGTAAAGGTGTTCGTAAACTGGTACGTAACCGTGCAGTTAAAAACACTTCTATTGTTACCGGTTCAACTAAGGTTAATACTCGTGTTATCAATAAAGCGTTCTACGCAATCATTGGTCCAGAGATTAAATACGACCTTGAAAGCGTAGTTAAAGGTACTGTAAGTGTTAACGGTCAAACCGAATACGCTTATATTCCTGCTTACAAGTATGCTGATGCTGCTAACCTTGCAGAAGGTGAAGTAGGTGCAATGAACGACTTACGTTTTATTGAGTCTGAATCTGCGCTGTCTTACAAGGGTGCTGGTGCAGTTGTTCCTACAAACTACAGCGGTGATCTTGCTCGAACTACACATGATAATGTGAGTGCTGGTGCGTTAAATGTCTTTACTGGTGGTAATGCTTACGCAGGTGGTGAAGTACGTTTTGATGTATTTCCTATTCTGGTTCCGACTAAAGGCTCTTTCGCCACAATCGGCTTGAAAGGACACGGTAAAATCAAGTTTAACTCTCAGGCACCACAGAAGATTGAGTTGGGTAACCCTTACGGTAACCAAGGCTTCTTCAGCTATAACATGTGGTACGCAGGTATCATTCTTCGGGATGAGCGTCTGTTGAAACTATTGGTTGCTGCATCTGAGTAATCGAGTAACTTAACTAGGAAAACCCCTCACACGAGGGGTTTAACCTTAATCTAACTAGGAATTATTATGAGCGAAGAACGCAACGAACTACTAGAGAAAGCTAATGCTTTAGGCTTAGACTTTCCATCGAATATTAAAACCGAAAGGCTAAAACTTATGATTACAGAATCAGAAGGTCCAGCTTTACGTGAAGGTACAAAACCAGGTGTTGATGACGAAGAAGTTGAAATTTCTGTCAAAACTGAAACAGAAAAGAAACCAAATACCTTACGACAAAAAATAGCAGCGGCTAAAAAACGTGCTTCAGCGCTTTCAGTGGTTACAATTACTAACCGTGATAATCGTGAAAACGATGTTGTAACTACGGTGCCATTAAGCTTTGAAAACCAGTACTTTGGCCTATCCCGAAATGTACCATTAGACATACCCGTTGAACTTGAACAGGCACTGATAGATATTGCAGAAGGTACAATGATGAGTCTGCACAAAGCCGAAGTTGTTAATGGTAGACGTACCGGTAACAAAGTTACTGTAAGTGTGAAGAAGTTTGGTATAAGCTATGCTAAAAATCAACCAAGTGTCTAAACTCAATGTACTTAATGAATGCGGAAACAGAGGTACTGTGGGAGCTTGAACCTACAGTATCTCCTACTCCTAGAGTAGACTACGATATTGTACATATTGACCCTTTAGGGTTAGCCACGTACTTT